ACGAGGAGGTCCGTGTAGTCGGCCTTCGTGTTCTCGTAGGTGATTAGTGTGCTCATGATCAAAACTCCTAGTGCCAGGACCCGTCTACATAGCGGTCCAAGACGCACCATCGCTGAATTTCACTCTGTTGGCGGTACTGTCATAAACAATCCCGCCCTCCCAATCCGCGGCCGTGGGTAAGTCCACTGTCGCATACTGGGCCAGTACCAGCGGGCGGGTCATCGCCTCGCTTCCATCCTTCATCAGCGCGCCGTTGAGCCGACGCGCGTGGTCAACCAAGATTTGCACAAGGGTCCGAATGAGGAACTGGATATAGTCCTTCGAGATGTTCGGACTGATAGGGAGAGAGGGGACGGGCGGGACGGGATTAGCCATTCTCGCACCTATGCTCTCGCATCTGCGCGAGCGTCCCCTTCAACGTGAGCTTGCATTTCCGGCAGCTCGCGCGCCAGAGTGCAGCCTCATTCACTTCGCTCAGGCGCTCTTTCGCGTCCGGGCTCATTCCAATTACCTGGCCCATGGCCAGCTGTGTTCGCGTTATCATCTGAAGCCTCCGGTCCTGACGTCAGTGTCGAAGCCGGTGATGGCCCAGAGCGTCCCGTTGGTCCCGAACTTGAGTTCGAAGTACCGGCCCGCGCGGAAGGGGCTGACGAAGTGGCCGCCCTCGGTGAGGGAGCCGTCGAAGACCTGGGTATCAGTCGTCGTGATCGGGCCCTCAGCGTGGTCCGTTAGGCGCACCGTGACGTCGAGGGGGAGCGCGGTCTCTTGGCTGAATGGGTAGACCCGCGTTAGCAGGCCGCGCATTCTTCCGTCGCCTAGCGCGCGCCGTCCTGTTATCACATAGCTCACGAGTGGGGTTCCTGCTGCGTTCTGCGCGACATTGATCTTGTAGATGTGGCCGTCGGCCGAGCCCATGAGGCTCAGCGGGAAGGAGGCGAACAGGAAGTTGTCGTTCCAGCGGAAGGCCACATCCTCCCAGGTGTCCACGACCTCGTCGAAGGTCAGGGCACTTCCGGTGACACCATAGCCGCTGCATAGCCAAGGCGCGTCGCGCGTGCTGTACGGGGATGGCACTCTGTCGCCGACCTCTTCGAGGTAGTGCTCGACGAAGGCATGGTCCGCGGCTGCGAACTCATTCCCCGAGTCCGCATCGGTGGTGAGCGGGACAACCCAGTGCAACTCGCCGCGCTCCAGCGCGAAGTGGGTGTGGCCCAGCGGGCGCCGGGTCTGATCGCGGTCGTTGAGGACATCGCGCCAGACCTGCTTGCCCACCTCGTTGATGGTGGCGCCGTCGAATAGGTACTGAGAGTCGGCCGCAAGGAATTCGTGGTAATCCCCGAAGTTCGCGAGCATGCGCTGGCCCAAGATGCCGATCCCATTGCTCACGTCGCGGAACACGAAGATCAGTGGGTCGCCGACGAACTGCGTGAGGGTGACGGTGTCTTGGCTATAGATCGCGAGGTTGTCGCCTAGGTTGGCCATCGCGAGGATTTGGTCGGTGCCCGAATGGGCGCGGAACTCTCCCGCGAGCCCAGTTGCGATAGTGAGGGGCTTCTGGATGTCGGAGTTAATGAACGTTGTTGGCCTGCTGTCTCCGCCATCCATCACGAGGTTGGCGTAGATCATCATATTCTTGTAGACGTTCAGCTCCTTGCACTTGAAGGCGAGGGCACTGCGGGAGACCACCTGATCGGCGTTGCCGTCCCAGGTCACGGGATAGTCCACACCGTTGGTCGCGAACCAGAGGTCGTCGCCGGTGCCGTCGTCCGGGGCCACAAAGGTCGCGGTATCCCAGATATCCTGGACATCGCCCGTCGCGGTCATGCGGATCGTGTAGATGCTCGAGGTGAACGCGGCCGGGGCGCTCACGAGGGTGAGGGAGGTCGCGCTGTTGACGGTGGCGATCTCGTACCAGGTGACCGTGATCGAGTTCTGGGCCGCGCTACCGAAGTAGATAAAGTCGCCCGTTTTGATCCCGGCAGTCACGAAGTCAGTGCCGACGCCAGTGACGATGAGCGCAGTGGTGTACGCGGCGATGGGGGCTGTGAAGTTCGCGGTGTGGCGCGAGACGCCGACGTTGAGGCGGAATTCGTCCACCCAGCCGTTGAAGAGGTTGGAGGCAAAGGCACCGGCCGCACCGACCGCGAGAACGGCCGTGCTGTCATTCACCGTGCTAGAGAAGGCAACGTCACCGCCCTCTTGCGTGCCGTTGATGAACAGCTTGAGTGTGTTCCCGGTCCGCGTGCCCTCGACGTGGAAGAAGGAGCCCGCGACCACGCTGGTAGTGCTGGTGACGGTGGTGACGGTGGTGCCGGAGACCACGTTGAAGGTGATCTTGTTGGCAGCGGAACGGCCGAAGTACCACGCCGTGTTCGCGTCCGCGAGGGTGGTGTGGGCCTGGCCGCAGATGTAAATGAGGGTGCCGTCTACCGCGCCGGGCCGGACCTGGAAGTCTACGGTGAAATCGCCCGAGAGGGTGTAGTCGGCGTGATCCGCGGTGCTAACGAAGTCGCCCGTGCCGTCGAACAGGATGCTGGCGCCGCCGAACTTGCTCTGGGCCGTGTCAATCTGCGCATTTCCGCTCGCCGTCCAGGTGTGCGCGCTGGGGCTGGAGTCGGTGATTGTGGTGCTGGTGTCGGTGCCATCTCCGTGGAGGAGGGCCTTGACGAAGGAGTCAATTCCACCCAGCGCGACGGTGCCGGTGTGGTAGATCGGGTTGATGTAGACCGCCGTGTCCGTGTCCGGGTCGTAGTTGAAGAGGTTGACCGGCGTCCCGATGATCTGGCGCTGCTGGTTGCCGCGAATGATGAAGGTGTCAATGAGGGTGACGGGGTCGCCGAAGTCGATGGCTGAGTAGAGCTCCCAGCCGAGGTTGCCGTTGGTGAGGGTGCCGTTCTCAATGCGGAAGTTCGAGCCCTCCGACAGCCCGCGCACGGGGACGGTGAGCGGGGAGCGCCCCAGGTATAGCCCCAGGTTAGGGGAGAGAACGGCGGTGTCCTTCGGCATTACGCACTGGCCTTGTCTTTCGGCAGATCAGGGAGGGGCCAGACCTTGTCCAGCTCCTCTGGGGTTTGGGCCGCCTCAATCGAGGGGTCCTCAGTGACGTCGCGGAGGGTTTGTTTCACGGCCTCCATCTGTTTCACGTCAGCGTCACGCCCCTGCACGATGCCCATCAGCTGCTCTTGGTCGAGCTTCCGAAGCATCTTCGCGCGCTGCTTCCGCATCTTATTGCGGAGTATCTCACGCGCTCGGGGCATATCTACCGAAATTGTCTTGCCATCGTGCGTCCAGGCGTCGCGCCAGGACCGGGATTTGGGCAATTCATCCCTGGAAATTGTCCGAACATGTTGGGCATCGGCCGGGATCGCACGTTTGGCGGCGCGCTCGAAATGCTGCTCCTCGGTCTCGCCCTCTCGGCGATCCTCTAGGGCAGGGATACAAACGGCCACGACCCCGTCTGCCTGCGTGTATACGATCACGTTTTCCATTACGGCATATCTCCAAAAGCGACGAAGTCCCAGGACCAGGGATCGGCGAGATCGGTGCTGGCACCGTCCTCGTCACCGTCATCGGAGATCAGGACGATTGAGCCTGCCTGGCGGGTGTGATATGAGCCGCCCACGCCTTCGCCCGTCTGAAAGTCAGAGTTATCGTTCCCAACTGTGACGATGGCGCAGTAATTCACCGAACTGAAATCGTTCGCGATGGTGACCGTGAGAATGCCGACTCCGGTGTCAGTGATGCTCGTGATGTTGTATGAGCTGGAGATGGTGGGGGAACCCGCGCCAGTGACCTGGACCCAGCACTTTGGATGGCCCGGATGGAAGTGCTGGCGGCCGGGGCACACGATGCGCCCGGTGTCGGTGCCAGTCTCCATCTCGGATTGGATCGCGATCTCAGCCAGGCCCGAGACCGTGTCGGACGCCGCTCGAGCATCGAGCACCGCCTTCACGTTGGCGGGGGTGGTGACGCGGCCCGTGTCGGTGCCGGTGATGGCCTCCGCGTCGGTCGCGAGTTCCGCGACGCCGGAGTAGGTGGCCGAGGCCGAGACCTTGATGATGTCAAAGTCGTCCGCGGCAACGCCCGTGTTGAAGCGGGTGACGCTCGTGAAGGTGATCGGGCTGTCATTGGAACAAATCTGGAGCTCTTCCTTGGTCGTGTCGTAGACCAGGGAGCCGATCTCCCACGTGGTGATCGCCGCGATGGCGGCGGTGGTGCCCGACAGGAAGGTGTGGTGCCCGCTTCTCCCGTGCTCGTATAGGAGCCAGGACTCGATGATGTCCCGGAAGGTCCGCTCGGCGGCCGGATAGGCGCTCACGAGCGAGTTGTCCGCCGGGGTTGCTTCACTTGGGTTAAAGGGAGGGCTAGCCATCGCTCACCTCAGTTAGGGGTTAAGGTTGATCCGTTGCACCCAACGGTCCCCGAAGTCCCCGGGCTGTCCACGGCGATCCCTCGCGTCAGAATGGGGGACCAGCTCTTTCATCTCACTGAAGCGCAGCCGCTTGTCGGCGTCAATCACCTCTTTATAGACGGCCGCGGCCTTGGTCTTCCAGGTGGTGCCGCGCGTCTCATCCCAGTTGAGGAAGAACGCTTCGGCTGCCGCGTCCCAGACCAGCCAGGTGTCCGCGTTAATTGTGAACCAATTGGTGTCGCTGCCGCCGCTGAGGGCGGTCAGGAACTTGTAGTACGGCACCCGGATGCGGTACTCGTTGTCGGTGTAGAGCGAGAGGGTGTCCGTGAAGGGCCAAACCTCGAAGTTTAGGGCTCCGAGCTCGTTGGTCGGTAGGCTGAGGCTCAGGAACCGGGGCTTGCCCGACAGGGTGTCGGTGTCGGCCTCACCGCCAGCGTCAGTGCCGAACTCGCGGATGGCGTCCTCTTGCGATTGGAAGAAGCCCAGTTCACTGGTTCTTCCGTCCGCGTTGATAAGGAGGGGCTTGCCGCGCCATTTGTAGAAGTCACTTGGCACAGCGCCCAGGGTTCTGGTGGCGGGGGCCGTGACGAAGACGCTGGTTTGGGCCTCCGCGACCTTGAAGTCGTGCAAACGCTGAAGGCGTCGCAGGCTCTCCCGTATTAGGGTTGGAACCTGCGACGTTACAGCGGTGGGGAGATCAATGACAATCTGCTGGACACGAGTTTGCAGCTCGGTGAAGGTTGCCATCAGCTACTCCCAGCGTTAGGCGGACTTCTGGGCGGGCCCAGAAGCGGGCTCAACTCGTCCTCTTGGCTCAGCTCGGTTAGGAGGAGTGGCCTCCTGTTTACGAACATCGCCGACGCATGCGTCAAAGACGGTTTTCGCCATCTGGAGCGTGAGAACCGTGCCCTTATTGAGAGGTCCGTGTTCGTCTTCAATCCAGTACCGGCCCTTTCCGAGGTCAATGAGCTTAAAGCCCGCGACCTCTTCTAGCACCACCTTCTTTCCGACGCCGTTATCGACCTCTAGTTCTTTCGCGATCTGGGCACTTGCCATCAACGCGCGGCGCTGATGCTCCCTCATCGCCACTTGCCGGTCTACGTCGAACCCGGCAAGTCGTGCTAGGGCTTGATTTACCTCGGAACCGTGGGCCGTATAGTAGACCCCCGGCTCCTTGCGGTACATGAACACTTCCATTCCAGTTGATGCGATGCTCTTGATGATCACGCCCCGGTCGTAGTCGATGGCGCGACCCTGGTCTTTCAGCACCTCAATTGCCATTTCCCGTCACTCCTATTAGCTCAGCGGTACCCAATTCACCACAATCGTGCCCGTGAAGACCACGGCACCGGCTGCCGCGACGTTCGTCCAGGTGCCAGCGGCATTCAGGAAGATGTCGTGGACTGCACCAGTGGCCATCAGGAAGTTCGGATTGCCGCCGTTACCAACAACTGAGTTGGTTGTGGCTGCCCAAGCGCCGCCAGCGGGAGCTTGCGCGGCCGAAGCGGTGCCTCCGATGATATTCTCAAAGGTGGCAGTGCCGCCGAGCACTGAAACGGCGCCGGAAGCGATCACGGTACCAATACCAGCGTCCAGGACGTTGGTGTACAGCACGGCGGGGATGAATAGTCCGGCCGCCCAGCTGTTGATGATCATGATGTCACCGGCCGGGAAGGTGTAAACCTTCGCGCCGATACCGAGGGCCGTGTTGTCGTCACCATTGCCGAGGGCGAAGCTGGTGAGCGTGAGGCGGGTCTGGCGAACGCCGTTGATCCCCACGCGCTCGGAGGCGGTGGTGGTCGTGGACGTGGTCACAGTACCCGCGCCGGAGGTCCCGTTCGAGACCAGGTTGGCCATCGCGAGGGCCTTCCGCTGCTGCGGGGTCAGCACACCAGTGTTGGTGACGAGGGGATGGCCAAATTCCTCGAAGTGACCGGACCGCGAGAGAGTATTTACAACAGACATAGGGCTCTCCTTGAGAGGCGGGAGGAACCCGGAGTTACCCCCGAGCCCCTCCCTGCACAATTACGCGACGTTGGTCACATCGACGAAGACGTTAGCCTGATCCGCGTAGGGGCCGGTCAGCGGGAGCTGAACAACCTCAACGAACGGGATCACAACGCCAGCATCGCCGGGCTCGACCACCTTCATCGCGAAGCTCTGGCCGGGGAGAATGACCCACGGGTCCATACTCGTCTCGGGCGCAGTCACGTCCGAGCTCGGAGCCTCGTTACGGAGGGTGCCATCTTCGGCGGTCTCGCCATCCGCGTCATCGATATGCAGGTCCTTGTAGAGGAAGGCGCCTGCAGCGCGAGTCGTGGTGGTGGTAAGACGCCAAGTGCCAAGCAGCACTTCGTTGGTCGAAGAACCGGCCGTCGGGCGACGGTACAATTCGACGTCCACAGTGCCAGCGGCGTTAGTCACGCCAGTGGTGACCACACAGCCCACCCGGCGGACCGACACCGGGCCGCCAAAGACATACTCATCGTAGTCATTGTCGGAGTCGATGTTCAGGTCGTCGCCCGCGTGGACGATGCGCTCTTTCTTCAGTAGTTCATGCATAGTCGTTTCTCCTTATCCGCCGAATTACAGCGACGCGCCGTGGATGACGCGGGCCATGGACGGACGCTCCCAGGTCAGGAACGCATCCAAAGTGCCGACCCAACCCACTTCCGAGAACAGACCCAGCTCTTGGGGCTGGCCGCGCCGGATTTCCGGGTCCATGATCTTCACCAAACCGGCCGCGTCGGCGCCGAAGAACAGCGCTTCACCGGTGGTCGTGCTTGTGCCGATCAGGTCCGACAGCGCCTGCACGTGGTTCGTGACGTACAGGTCGAAGCCCTCGATGTCCTTGAGCTGGCCGCTGATGAGGGGCTCAGAGGTCGTCGGGGCCAGCCAGTCTTTGTATTCGGGGTCATTCTTCAGGCCGCGGGCTGCGCGGGTGCTGAGAATGCCGACGTACCGGCCGTTGCGGAATGCGGGGCACTTCAGGTCGCCCTTGAGGCGGTCGTAGATGCGACGCAGGTCCTGGACTTCCCAGTTACGGTCCGACACGCTGTCGGCCGAACCATCGGTGACGAACTCGCCGCCGGTGCTGAGTGGGGTGTACTTGACCGGGGTCAACTTGAAGGCGGTGGCGCACATGGTGTCCATCGTCAGGCTGATCTGGTCGCGCAGGACGCGCTGCACTTCGGCGCTGAGGTCGAAGTGGGTCAAATCCATCTCATACTCGGTGAGAGGGACCTTATAGCCCCACTGGCTGACCTCGACCCGCTTGGTCTCGATGGCCGGGCGGCCGGAGGGCAGGGTCTCAGTCTCGGAGACGCGAGTGGCCTCCGGGAGGGCCATAATACGAGTGATCGTGACGGACTCACCGCGCTTCTTGCCGTAGCCCGGCTCGGTCCGCATGAATTTCATGAACTGGACGTCCGCAATCGCCTCGCGCCGGATTTCGGTCGAGAGTGCATGATTACGGTAGGTCCCAGTTGGGGCATCGAAAGTCCAAGACATGGACTGCTCCTTGGGTTCTTGTTGCTCTGGTCCCGTCCAGGAGACCAAGATACCCAGGGGCGCGCGTGGGCGCAATAAAAAACGTTGTTCAGAGGCCGAAAAAGCGACGCCCCAGGGCGACGGGGAACCCTGGGGCGCCATGCCCGCCGGTGGGGAAGGGAGGCTTCACCGGCGGTGTTGTAAAAGGGCTACTGTTTGTTAGATGATCCCCATCCGCTTTTGGATCGCCCGGAGGTCGTCGAACATGTCTGGCTGCCGCTCTTGCCCCACGCTACGCTTTCCCTTGGCTGCCGGGGTTCCGTCACTCCCGAGCCCTTGGACGCGGGAGCTGTCGGAGGGATCGGCCTCGCTCTCGTCTTCGACGTCTTCGTCGTCTTCCTCGTCATTGGCCTTCTCGACTAGCTTGCCGTACTGCTGTTTCAGCGCGCCTGCGATGTCCTCGTAGAACTTGTCGGGCGACCCCAGCATATAGCGCTGGAGGTCCACTCCCTTGGCCGTGAGGTCCATCGTCACGCGGTTGGCTACGGTCTCGACCAGGGACTCGTAGGGTGCCCATTCGGGGTGGGCCGTTTTGAAGCCCGACCAGAGCCGCTCGCTCGCGCGCTCCCGCTCGAACTTTGCGGTGAGCTGGCGCTGGACCGCTTCGGTTTGGGCTGCCATGGCCGCATTCACGCGAATTGTGTACTCGCGGTCGTAGCCCTCGGGGTCGTCCAGGCGGTTCGGGAGGCCGTCCAGGTTCACCCGGAGCTTGGCGGGGTCCACAATGTGCTGTTGCTGCTGTTGCTGTTGGTTCGGCGCGGCCATCGGATACTCCGGGGTCCGCGCTGCCTTCAGCTCGTTGAGCTGCTTGTCCTGGGCCTCGATCCGGGCCAGGAGCGTCTGCACATCGACGGGTGCGCTCTTGACCTCGGGCTCGCCCATGGGGCGCCCCATCTTCGCGAAGTGGTCAAAGATGGACCCGATCTGCTCCTGATCTGCCTTCCGCTTTTTAGCCATTCCCAGTCTCCTTCGGTAGTTTGATCCGCGTCTCTAGTGACTTCAACACACCCCGGATGGCGTTGAGTTCCATCCAAAGATACATGGCCCGGTCGGGGCTGAGTTTCTTGGCCCGGAGCTCGCTGAGCCCGGTCGTGATCACTACGTCCTCTTTCTCACGGCAAATCGCCTGGAGGTACGGGAGCGCCTCGTTCAAAAACGCCTGTTCACGGTTCACTGCTGTACCCCCAGGGCTTGGGCCGCCTGGCCCGCTTGCATTGCAGGTTCGCCACCCTCGGGAGGCGGCCCGGCCTTGGCCTGGGCCTGCTGAAGGGGTTGTGCCACTTGCTGCATAAGACGCTGACGTTCACTAACTGCGAGTTTGCTCAGGTCTATGTCTGAGAGGTGGAAGAGAAGTTTGATGTACTTCTCGAGGTCGATCTTCTGCATGAAGGCGGCCAGGAGCTGTTGGTCCTGCGCCATCGCCTGGGTGAGCTGGAGGAGGTTCCTGATCATCTTCTGCTTCTGGATGAGCATGGAGATGCCGTTCGCCTGGAAGGTGATCGGCCGCTTCAGTAGCTCTTCCTTGCGGGAGATGAGCGCGTTATAGAGGTCCGCGCCGACCGCGCGGGAGAGCAGCGGGTCGTCCTTACGCGCGAATTGGAGCCCGGTCTGCCACGTGAGGTTCAGGATCGGGTTGAGGAAGCGGCCCTCGATGGTCTGCGCGATGGAGCGGATGAGCGCGCTGCTCGACTCCATGGTCGTGCTGACCTCGGTCGCGCTGGTCCGGCCCTTGGGCGCGAATTGGCCGAGGCCGATCTCGTTGACATCCGCGGCCTCGCGAAGTTCGTTCTTGATCGAGTTCCAGACCTGGACGGCCTCGCCCGGGAGCTGGCCCATGTCGAGGGCGTTCATGAACGTCTTCGGGTCCTGGCCGTCTTCGAGCTGGAACACCTTGTTCGGGTAGATGCCGGAGGCGATTGACTCCGGGTTCGTGAGGGCGCTGGGGACGATGGCCCAGACCTTCATCGCGGAGACCTGGACCGCGTCTAGAATGAGGTTGGTGAGGTTGTTGAAGGTCCGAGAAATACTTCCGAAATCCTCCATGTACGTGCGGCCGTAGACGGACAGCGGGGCGATAACCAGCGGGCTATAGACCAGCCAATCCTTCCCGTGCATGTACGGGTTCTTCTCTGGGCCCCGGATGAGGTACTTGTCATTTGCCACCACCATCAGCGCGTCTTTGGCCAGGATTGTGCCGTCGGCCGCGACCACTGTCGCGATGTATTCGTCGATGGTGACGGGCTGCCGCGAGCTCGTGATCATGGCGCCGGTGCCAGAGGCTTTCTCGGCCTCCTGCTGCGCGTTGAGGGCGATGCCCTCGACCAGGGAGTTGATCGCGTCGAGGTTGAAGATTGAGTTCCCGGCCCCGTCCTTACGGAGGGCCATGTCCTTCAACTCGTGCTTATCGATCTGCTGCTGCTTGATCCGGTAGAGGTTGTTGTAGGTGTGGTCGAGCCAAACCTTGCGCGGGTCAACGGTCTCGATTGCCACTCGCCCGCCGGGGACATCTTCCTTCCAACAGACGCTCGCGCAGCATGCCATCATCGCGCCGAGCTTCACCTGTTCCTCGAACACGGTGGTGAAGTCGAGGCAGGTGCCGGTCATGTTCTTCCCGCAGACGCTCAGCCAGACATCGGTCATGGACTTGATCGCGTCGCAGATGTCGTACTCGGTGTCGGCCGGGTCCTCCACGCTGTAGAAGCCATTCGGGCCCGTGATGAGCGCGTCCTTGACCGCGGCCGCGAACCGGTCCACGAAGCTAGAGACCTCCGGGAGCGACTCCCGGGCTTGCCAGGACGCCTTCTTGCTGAAGTCGTTCCGGTTCCAGTATAGGTCGAGGTTTTCTTCCCACTTCTGGTCGCGCGGGTTCAGGCCGCCGCGGCGGTTGTTCTCGGCCTCGTACTTGTAGCCGAGCAGGATCGGCGTGATCTTCAGGGCGTTGTCCTCGGAGGGCCCCTCGACCAGCTTCTCGTCCTTGTTCTTCCGGCGCTTTGCCATTGGTCCGCCTTACGGAGTGGTATTGGAGGTGAGTGTGGCGTCCGCGAACTTGATCCCGCGCCAGAAGGTCACGCGGCGCGTGAAGCCAGTGGCGGGGTCGGCGCCTTCGCCATTGCCTATAGTTAGAAAGGTACGTTGGAAATCCGCACCTATCGGATAGGTCTCGGTGTCGGTCGCCGGAGTTCCGCCATTCGCGACGAGGGAGCGGCTGGCGGGCTGGAAAGCCGACATTATCTTCACGCCTGTGGCGGCCGAATTGCCAACGCCTAGATCATAGCCTAGGGATGGACGATATATCTGTATGAAGCGCGCGGTCGGGTCGGACCCAGCGAACTCGTTTCCGCTAGCGACAAAGCGCGGGTTCCAGCCCCCAGTCGGGAGGGCCTCGTAGGTGCCGTCCACGTAGTAAGTGCCGACTGGTTGGTTCCAGTTGGTACCTGCCGTCGAGGCCAATATGCGGACATCGTCCAGCGGCCGCGTGACTGTTCCAGTCTCTGTTGGAATGTAGCTGGTTGGAGCATAGCCCAGCTCAATTTGAGCGCCCCACCAATAGGCACTTACAGTATTAGTATTCACCGATGCCAAATCATTCGCGGTGTTCTGAAGAAATTTAATGCCTGTTCCACCGCCACCACCGCTAGCATCGAGAATTGCTGATATACGGTACCAGCCGTTGGCCAAAGTTTGTGTTACGGGAGTACTTAATTTAGTTCCTATCGTTCGAGCATGCGCGCCAGTGTCGAGGTTAAAGCTTATGAAATGGTCATCAACGGTGTCATACCAACCAAAGCCAATGAAGCCCGAGTTGATAAACCTCTTGAAGTAGAGTGATATCGCGTAGATGTTAGCGTCTGGAATTAAACTCTCGTATCTAGTTTGGCCAAGCCCGTTCTCAGCAGATACTAAATCAGCTGTAACAGTCTGATCCGGCGCAGAGACGACATCGCCGACTGCCGACATACCGGAGGAAGTGCCCCAATAATTTGTGTCCGTAAAATCTTGGCTCTTGCGCTGTAGGTTCGTGCTGGCGCGCTCGTGGAAGAGCCCCTTCGTGGTGATGCGCGGGACGTCGGCATCGAAGTAGTGGAGCACCCCAGCCGTGTCCTCCGCATAGCCGCCGAGGGCGCGCGTGCAGGTGATGTTCGCGACTAGGGGCAGCTCGCTGTTCTTCACCCAGAGCCGCTTGCCCACGAAGTCCAGATCGGCGTCGGGGACCGTGCTGGAGATGGCCTGGGTCCAGCCCACGCCACCGCGCGCGAGAGAGTCCATGGCCTCGTTGGTGAGGCCGCCATTCCAGATCGATAGGCGCCGGATGTGGCCCCAGTATGGCTCGGACGGGTGGGAGCCGATCAGGAGATGGTCCAAGGTATCGCCCGGATAGCCTAGATCAGTCTGAGGGCCCTTGGATTGACCATCACAGGTTAGGCGCGAGGCGCCGGTGGTGTTACTGAGCCTGCATGCGATCTTGACCGGGCGCGTAACGTCAACCCCCGTGATGCCGCCCGCAGAGAAATCGATCATATTGGTGAAGGCTGGCGGCCCAAGTGACTGACCGCTTGCGGCACCACCAGGGCTCACGAAAGTGAATACCGCCGCAAGACCGCGGTTGGCCTCGTGGTTCAGTTCCCAGATATGCGCGTCACCCACCGAGCCAACATATCCTGTGAGGAATTGGGTGTCGGAATATAGGGTGTGCGCGTTGGGGCGCGGCTGGATGCAGGTGGTGACGCCGAGGCAGATGTTGTTGGTGTGCTCGCCCGGGCGGGTGACCGCGACCGTGGTGGTCGGGATGTAGCTGCTCACGAAGGGCAGCGCCTCAAACTGGGCGCCCCAGAAGTGCGTGCCTTTCGTGACGTCGCCCGCGTAGGTCGTCTGGGCGTCAGCTGTATTCTGAAGGATATAGTAGGTGTCGCTGGTAGCCGACGTCGTGAATGTAACGCTGCAACGGAACCAGCCGTTTGCTAGCACTTCCATGAGCGCAGTGTGGGCTGCATCTACTGTGCCTGGAACGCCGTTCGCGAGATCGAACCAAGTGCGCTTGGTGGTGTTGTTTGTGTAAAAGGAGATGAAGTCTCGATCCCGCTTCTTCGCATAGACCGAGATCGTATACACAGCGCCGTTCGTCAGCCCCGACAACACCTGAGAGAGAAAATGGTTATCATTGGCCGTACTCTCCAGCAGCAAGTCCGCAGTGGCCGTACCATCCGGGGCTGTCGTATCATTGGGCGTGACCGTATCAAGGCCAGAGCCCCAAGTCGTCTGGAAGGTCTGCGACTGAAGGAATAGATTGGTGCTGGCGCCTTCGTTTAGCAGGCCGCGGTCGCCGATGCGCGGGACGTCC